TCGGTCAAATATTCCGTGCTGTATATGAAAGCCATCAAAGCCCTGCAAGAAGCCATGACCCGCATTGAGGCTTTGGAAGCAGAAGTGGCTGCGCTAAAAGGAGCTAACTAATGGACATGCAAACCCTGAAAGGCGCACTCAAAAGCAAAACGGTTTGGTGGAACGTCCTGCTGGCGCTGCTGGCCTCATTGGAAATGTTCGCAGGCAACCTCACCGTGCTATTCGGGCAAGACGTTGCCGCCTCCATCCTACTGGTCGGGGCGATGGCGAATTTGGTGTTGCGAACCATCACTACTCAGGCACTGCGCGAGAAGTCTTAAATTTGGCGATGAGTGTTGAGATAATCAAAGCGTGTTAACCCCACCACAACGGAGGATGTATGGAGATTCAATTGAAGCTGACGGTTGAGGAAGTGAACAGCGTGCTGAACGTGCTGGGCGAATTGCCGACCAAGACGGGTGCATTCCCGCTGGCGGTCAAGATCAAGTCCCAGGCCGAAGCACAGCTTCCGAAGCCTGAAGCGCCTGCAAGCGAGGAGTGACATAGATGAGCGATGCGACCGCCGAGGTGTTCCAACGCCTCAGAACTGTAGAAAGCCAGATCAACACGCACGAAGCGGTGTGTGCTGAGCGATATGCAGGAATCTTGAAGATGACTGGAGAAATGAAGTCAGACGTTCAGGCGGTCACAAAGCTCTTAGTCAAAATTGGCCTGACGCTGCTTGGCGGCATGGGGGCGATTCTCGTCAAGTTAGTGTTCTTCCCGTAATGGAACTCTTTGAAATCTTCACGCGGGCATGGCCGGTACTGCTGGCCCTTATCACGCTGATTATCGTGCTGGCGAAGCTCGATCTACGCGTGGCCGTGCTTGAAGAAAAGGTGAAGACCGCCTTTGAAATCATTAACAAGATGACAGGCAAGTAGTCATGGCTATTCCCGCAATCCTAGCCCCACTTTTGGCCAATGGCCTAAGCCTGGTCGCGAACGCGGTCATGGCAAAGGGCAAGGACTACGTCGAAAAGAAGCTCGGCGTGGAACTAAAGCCCGACATGTCGCCAGAGGATTTGGCGCGTGTACAAATCGCGCAGATGGAACATGAGGAAGAACTACTGCGCATCCGCATGGAAGAAAAGAAGCTCGACATCGAAGCCTTCAAGGCTGAAGCCAAAGCTGTCACGACGCGCTGGACGGCTGACATGTCGAGCGATTCTTGGCTGTCAAAGAATATCCGCCCGCTGACGCTGATCGCTTTGCTCTTTGGCTACTTCATGTTTGCCGCAATGTCGGCGTTTGGATACGCCGCTGAAGAGTCCTACGTCACGCTGCTGGGTAACTGGGGGCAGATTGTGATGCTGGCTTACTTTGGCGGCAGAACCGTCGAAAAGGTTATGGACATGCGGAGGCCCAAATGAGCCTGGTCGCAGAACAAGCCGCATTCCTGCGCGATGTCAGAAAGCTACTTGCCAGGGCTGACGAATTAGGTTTCGTCGTCACAGGCGGCGAACTCTATCGCACGCCTGAACAGCAAGAAATCTACGTCAAGACAGGCCGGTCGAAGACGATGAACAGCATTCACCTGAAGCGCTGTGCTATCGACCTAAACTTCTTCCGCGAGGGCAGGCTGACCTACGACAAGACCCTCATTAAGCCACTAGGCGATTACTGGGAGTCGCTTGACCCGAAGAATCGCTGGGGCGGTAACTGGACGCGGTTTGTCGATGTGCCGCATTTTGAGAGGCGGGTGTAGTGAATCGCCGGCATGGGATTCCAAAGAAATTTCGACTCGCCACGCACTCGGTGACGGTCAAGCTAATCCCGAAATCGCGGTGGAAGCATGGTCGGTGCATTGGTCTATGGACACCGCAAAAGCTGCAGATCGATATTCTCAGCTCGCAGCCGCCGTCAATGCAGAAGCACACTTTCGTTCACGAGTTGCTGCACGCCTGCTGTGACGCAGGCGGTACAACCTTGAAGAAACTTAGCCGCGACGAGGAGGCGATTGACGAGCTCGCGCTGCTACTAACGCATTGTTTGGAAACTTTCGACGAGGAGTGATGCGAGCATCAACCGACGACGTCTTCATTGACGCCTGGAACAAATTTAAAAGTCCAACCAAAGTCGCACAGCATTTAAAGGTCGGCCTGCGTACTGTCTTGGCGCGCCGCCGTGCCCTTGAGGCCAGATATGGCATTGCGCTGGCGTCCGACAACCCAAAGCAAAACGGAGCGGCAAACGACGCAGCTCGAGCGGCGGATAAACTTGCCGAGACGCGCGCCAAGCGATACGAAGTTGAAATGCCGATTGACCTAGTCGACGGCGTGGTAATGGTGGCGAGCGACTGCCACTACTGGCCAGGTGTGGTGACGATTGCGCACCAGGCTTTTTGCAAACTGGCCAAAGCTCTGCAGCCGAAGGTCGTTGTGCTAAACGGCGACATTCTCGACGGCGCCAGGATCTCGAGACACCCTCGCATCATGTGGGAGCAGCAGCCCCAGCTCAAAGACGAGATTGCGGCGGTCCAGGATCGCTGCGCCGAGATTGAGCGGGCGGCCGCGAGGGCGGCCATTATTCGCACCATTGGGAATCACGACGCTAGGTTTGAAAATTACCTGGCGGCAAACGCGCCCGAGTTTGAAGAGATGACTGGGTGCAGCCTGCTCGACTACCTGCCGCGGTGGCGCGCTGGGTGGGCGATTCACCTCAACGCCAACACCGACGCTTGGACAACCATTCGACACCGGCCGGTTGGAGGCGGCGTCCACGCCGCGTATAACAGCACTCTCAAGGCAGGCGTGCATTACCTGCACGGACATCTGCACAAGCTCCAGGTGACGCCCTGGGGCGATTACAGGGGACGGCGGTACGGGGTAGACACTGGCACCCTGGCCGAGCCGAAATCGCCTCAGTTCGCTTATACGGAGGCCGCACCGCTCAACTGGGCGTCGGGGTTCGTTGTGTTGACGTACCACAAGGGGCGGCTGCTGCAGCCGGAGCTGTGCGTCGTAGACGGCGGCGTGGCTTACTTCCGCGGCCAGGCAGTAACGTGATTTCTTTGTGCCGTATTTGTGCCGTGAATAGCGGGAAAGTGGGGTAGCGGGGTACCTTGCAGTCCTAAGAAAATCAGTAACTTGCGATTTTCGCAAGGCACTGTGGCATTCTCATAACCCGAAGGTCGTAGGTTCAAATCCTACCCCCGCTACCAACCAAATCAACAACTTACGACACTTCAGACACTGCTCCAAAAATCGATTGTGCCGTAATTGTGCCGTAGATCCGATCTATCAATGCAGGCGTGCCGCAAGACGCTCGGAGGCCTGCACCAAATGATCGACCGGCAGGTGGACATAGTTGTCAATCATCGTCGATGACTTCCACCCGCCCATGTCCTGGACCGTCTTCCGATCGGTGCCGTCCATCGTGAGCCAGCTGGCAAACGTGTGGCGGATATCGTGGAAGCGGAACCCATCCGGCAGCCCAGCGCGCCGGGTGTAGCGCTTCCACTGGTGCCAGCACGGCGGCTCGACCGGAAACACCCGGCTCTCGCCCTGGACCCGCGGCTGCGACTCGAGCAGTGCCTTGGCGGCCGAGTTGATCGGGCAGACGATCAGGTTGCCGGCCTTAGTGTCGATCGGGTTAACCCAGCAGACCGAGCGCTCGAGGTCGACCCGGTCCCAGGTCAACCCAAACACGTTCGACTTGCGAAGCCCCGTCATAAACGCAAACGCGACCGGCGCCCGCAGTCCCGCAGGCAACACGTCCATCAGCGCTTTCGCCTGGGCAGGCGTTGCGATCAGCATCTTGGCCGAATCCTTCTTGTTGCCGTAGGTGCGCAGCGCCGGCACCTGGTCGATCCACTCCCACTCGCGGCAGGCCGTATTCAGCACCGAGCGCAGCGTGATGACGTAGTTGTTGCGCGTGCCCGCACTCGCAGGCTTGCCCTTCTTGGTGATCAGCCCCTCGATCTGCTCTGCCGCCCAGGCACGAGAAATGTCGGTCAGCGTCATGCCCTGGGCACGGGCGCACCAAAAGGCGAGGTGGTGGGTGTAGTCGCGAATCGCGCTGTCTTTTTCGTGCTCGGCAAGCCAGCGCTCGGCGGCCTCGGTCAGTGAGCGCGGCTGCTTTTCGCCCAGTTTGGACTGACGCCAGAGCTGCGCCTTCAGTTGGTCGTGCAGTTCTTGCGCTGCTTTGCGATCAGAAGTTTGAGCAGATTGGCGGAATCGCTTCCCGTCGGGGAGCGCAATATCGATATGCCAGGTGTTGCCTCGTTTCTTGATTGACATCGTTTGCCTCGTTCAGTTTTGGTTGCTTCAAGAACCTCCGCGACGTTGACTCGGATGGCTTTACCAAACCTGTAGGCCGGTATTGCCTGCCGGTCGACCAGTCGTCGGAGCGTCTTTACGCTAACACCCAACTGGCCTGCCGCGTCATCCAATGTGGTTAACACTGGATGTTGCGAGTTTAGCAACACTCTAGACATCAGACAACTCGCCCCGCAGGAGAGGCAGAAAATCCTGCAGTTTCATCACGATACGCCACGGCTGCCCATTCTGGCGGTACGCCACAATCGGCACGTCGTCGGGCCCGCAGCATTCCTCGATTTGCCGGCACCAGGCGGGGAGGGCGAGCGTCTCCCGGCGCTTTGCTTCAATACGGAACTTACCCACCGTAATGTCATCGCCGCCCTCGCGCGCCTGGCCGAGCTTGCGCTTGACGACAAAGCCCAGCTCTTCAGAGAGGATCGCAGCGAGCTCACGCTCTGCCGCAGCCCCTTTATTGCGCGATGCGCGGCCTCCCATTAGGCCACCCAGTGAAAGGCGCGATGCACTAGGCCTAAGAAAACGCCGATCGCCCCAGCGACAATAAAATAACTTGCCGCGATGGCGCCGAGCGCAACCCCAATGGTCAGCAACGTTTCGACCCTGTCTTTCCAGTCGTTCATATCAACTCCTCGGATCTTCACCAGCCAACAAACGCGAATAAAACAGCAGCTTCCCAGCCTCTTGCGTGACGTCGTCTTTCGCGCCTAGGCGCCAGTTATATTTGGCGATCTGGCCGCGCAAGTATCCCTGCCACTCCGTGTCGCTTAACTGCGCGCGAATCGCATCGATACACTCGATGCCCCCGCGGTTGTAATGCGCGGGACGTTTGACCAGGTCAAACTCTGCGACATCGATGTCAGAAGGGGATGGCATCGTTAAACTCCGGATCAATCGGCGCATCAGGGGCCGCCTTTTTCTTTGACTTTGACGACACCACCTTCGCGCTGAATTGTGCCCGCAGCGCTTCAACGACAGGCTCCGTCACCGTGCCTGCATTCGACGCCGACAACTCGCGACTCAAGTAGCCGCCAGGTCCGTTGCGAAACGTCTTGCCGGTTTCCTTGTGCCGGTACTCGACATAGTTTTCGGCACCGTCGACAGGCTCGCCAAACGGCACCAGCGCTGGGATATACAAATGCCCCTCGCAGCCCTCCCGTTGTTCGCCTTTGTTACGAACCGCACTGTGAAGTTCGCAGCGCCATGCTCCACTCTCAACAGGTGAACTATGACAACACGTTCTGCAACTCATCTCAGCGACCGCCTGCTCGTGACACAGCGAGTAGTACGGGCATTGCTTGCACTGCCAATGCGCCGGGTCGTCAGAGAGTTTTACGGGCGGCTCTTTGGCATCGATGATGCGGCGCGCGCGCTCTTTCATCAGCGAAAAGGCGTCCTCGTCAAAGTGCACCCACTCGGTGTAGAGCTCGTCGTTATCTTTGTTAACGCCGAGATACATGGCCCGATCGACGCCCAGAAGTCCCATGTAAGACTGCATCTGAGCGTAGTGCTGGGGTTTACTTTCGGCGACGCCTTTGCGTTTGAGGTCCGCAAAGGATTTCGCGCTGTGCGTCTTCACCTCGAGCACGGCCCAGGACTTAGGCGCCTCGGGGAAGCCACGGCCTATGCCGTCGACAGACCCGCCAAAATGGCCGGTCTCATCACGACATTCGATCTGCTTCCCGTTCTCGTCGGTATGCAGCTCGACGCCTATCGCGCGCAGCTCCTCGGCGACGACCGCCTCCTCGCGCTTGCCGCGATCA